GAGACTTAGTCTTTGATTTGTTATTCTTCTTTCTCCACTATCAATATAAACATAAAGTCTATCATTTGAATCAATCCATAAACCATCATTAACACCACCAGAATTTCCACCAAAAAGTTGATAAAAGTCTGATGTTGAACTTGCAAGCTTACCTAATTTGAACCAACAACTAAATGTAAAAGTTCTTCTATTACTAGCACTTGATGGTGTTCTTTCTAAACTATCTCCAGAACTACTGCTTGCCCTGTTAAATCTTAATGAATTAGCAACTTGATAAGGTGGTGTAAATTTAGCACCTGGATACAAAAAACTATTTATTGGCATTAACTCTCCAATGTTGGGAGTTCACCTAATGGTCTAGTGCTTGAGCCATCCTCTTGTCGTATGTAAGTGTATAAAGTCTCAAGTGCTGGTGTATCTGCAGCGTTTGTAATTGCTGTTTCCATTTCTGCACATTTAGTTCTTACTGCTGTTCTATGTGTAGTTATAGAACTAGGTATAGCTGTCCCTGCATCTGCTTTTCTAAGAACATACCAATCTGTATTTTGTAATTCATTTGCAGCTTGTGATTTTAAATTTCTAATTAATATTGTTTTTAATCCTTCAACTGCAACATCACCTACATCTTTACCTTCTGGTATATTACCATCTGTTTTATCTTCTTCAGTGTACAGAGAATCTGCATGCGCTTTTGCAGTGGCTGTACCCCATGATCGAGTTACTTTACCACTACCAAATGTATATGATTCATTAGTATTAATATACCATTTTTTATCTTTAAAATTTGTACTATCTGTTTCAACTTCATAAATACCTATTGCTTCTTTTTCAGCTTTAGTCCATTTATAAAATATATCTTGTGGATATTGATTTCCATTAAGTTCAAACCCTTTTGGGTGAGAAAATAATTTTGTAATTTTTCCTGATTCTACTAATGCAAACATATTATGATAATGTTAAATTTTGATTTCTACCAACTTCTAACCATTTAGATCCGTTGTATCTGAAAACAAAAACATCCCCTTTACTAGCTGTTGTTGTTAATGTTGGAGCTGTGTCTGAGGCAAATTCAAATACAGCGTTCCATGTTAAAGTTCTTGAACCTGTTCCATCTTGTATCACAAGTATTGATATAAACTGACCAGTGGTATTATTGGTAGGAGCAGCCAATGTTCTATTACCACCTAAAGTTAATTTACATACGTCTTGTGTTGAAGCATCCCAGTTTACTGTAGATCCATCTGTAAGAGTAGATTCAGTATAATTTAATTTAGCAGACGTAATTAAATCATCAGCTATATCTGAAGCTGTTAATGCTTTTGTATTCGGCTCTTGACCAATATAAGACATTTTATGTTATCTCCATTACTGACAGTGTGCCTGATAATTTATCAGCTACAGAACAATCAATTCTTAAAACATCTCCAGTTTCTAATACAACTTTACCACCTGATAATAATTCAAGTGAACTACCTGCTGGTATAGAAACATCTTTTACAAGAAAGGAAGTTCCATTTGCAGCGTTATTGTTTCCAGCACGATTTGATGTTGTGCTAACTAACTCCACCTCTGCAGTAACTGCAGATGAATGTATGTTAGCAAGAACTAAACCGAGAACAACTGTAGTTGTACTACCAGCCACAGTGTACATTGTAAAAGGTGTACCTGCTGAGTTTGGTTCTGCAGCAAAATTTATTACTTTAAAAGTATTTGCCATTTATTTTCTCCTATTTACTTATATATATTATATCGTTATTTTTTTAAAAGTCAATGATTATTAACCTAATGCTATAGCTAAAGCTGTTGGATCATCTGTACTAAATCCTTGTCCAGTCATAAAAGTTGTAAGTCTAGATAATGCAGCTTTTCTATTAGTTCCACCTGCACCATCATCTACTATAATCAAATCTGATGTAGTTAAATCAGCACCTATATCTGTACCACCATCTATTTCTAAAGCACTTAGTGCTACTTTTCCAGCAGTAGATATTGCAGACAATTTACTATCAGCTATAGATCCTGCTAACATTGTATTACTTACAGTCCCACTATCACCTGAACCAACTAATGTACCAGCTGTCGCAGGTAATGTTAAAGTTATATCAGCTGTAGATGCTGGACCAATTAGAGTAACTTTATTAGTACCGTTATCACTATCTTCAAAAAATTCTAAAAATCCTGCACTAGTAGATCCATTTTTTAACTGAGCACCAGCATTGATTACAGGTGTAGTTAAAGTTTTATTTGTTAATGTTTGTGTAGCTACAAGAGATACTAATGTTGAGTTAGCACCATCTGGTAACAATAATTCATTTGTAACACCTGCTGAGTGGGGTTGAGCTTTTACAATCTGGCCGTGTGAATTAGATTCACAATTAAATTGTATAGCACCTGAGTTTGTATTACCTTTAACAGTTACATGGCCTGTACCATTCGGTGCTAATTCTAAATCTGCATTTGATGTAGTAACAATATCTTGGCCATTCATATCAAGATCACCACCTAATTGCGGTGTAGAGTCTTCAACTACATTTGATATTGCACCTGATGTAGCTAAACCTGATACAACTGTTGATCTTGCAACTTTTTTAAGACCACCACCTGAAGTATCAACTGCTAAAAATACATCATCGTTAGCTATTGTAGATATCTCTGATAATGATCCTACTGCAATTGAATTAAAGTTTGTACCATCTGCAACTAATAAATTACCTGCAGTATTTGTACCCATAGTAATATCATCACCAGCAACTGTAAGATCTCCAGTTATACTTAAGTTTCTAAATCCAGATATATCTTTATTAGAATCTACTATAACTGCTAAAGATGCAGCTACAGTTCCTGCAGTAATACCATCTAATAAATTTAACTCTGCAGCTGTAGAAGTAACACCATCTAAGATATTAAGTTCTGCCGCAGTCGAAGTAACTCCGTCAAGTATATTTAATTCTGCTCCAGTTGAAGTAATAGTTGTACCACCTAAACTTATAGCATCAGCTGCTAAAGTATCTATGTTAGCTGTACCATCTATAAATAAATCTTTAAACTCAAGAGAAGAAGTTCCTAAGTCAATATCATTATCTGTAATAGGTACAATAGCACCATCTTGTATTCTTACTTGCTGTACAGATGATGATGATACATTTACATAAAATTCTAAATGATTATTTGTTGAGTCAATTAATACTCTGTTTAAAACATTGGCATCTCTGATAGATGTTATAGGTCCGCCCTCACCCGCTGTTCCATCATGCGTGTGTCCTGTTGTTGCGTTAAATGCAGCTAATACCTGGTTAAACTCATCATTACTGTGAGCTGCCGTGATAGTATCACCTGTTGTATAACTTGCCTGTCTAGCTGAATAGCCTGCCATTATCTTCTTCCTCCTGGGGTAAATTCTAATTGAAAGCCTTTTATTGAAAAGGAGTCTGCACTATTTTGATCATCTATTTGTAATGCCACTGCAAACCCAGATCCTTCTACTGTTTGTCTAACTAATGGAACACCTGATGCATCATATAATGAACTACCATACTTAGCTGCTCCATATTGTCCAGCACCACCTACATTTGGTAGTGCAATCTTAGTTGGTTGTGGACTGTTTTGATCATCGTAATTATATCTAAGAGCTAAATTTGCATCAATAGTTGTTCCTTCACCTTCATAGTTTAAATTAACTCTTTGCATATATTTTCGTATACCTGGATCTCCCATAACCATATCAGGTGATCTGTATACAGCTTGAATAGTATTATTTGCTGATCCTGCTGCAAATCTATTTCCTGATTCCATTAAATATATATGTCCATCAAATCCACCAAATACTTGTGTTTCAGTTCCACTTATAAAATCTGAATCTGTACAAGCTGGTTTAATACCAACCATATCTGCATATTCAAATCCAATACCACCTGTATTAGGATTATTTTTTAATACACCTATAATACCTTTTGCTGATCCTTGTCCACCTGCAGTTGTTGGATAAAATATTCTATATTGTGATTTAGCTCTAATAACTATAGATGATATTCTATCTAATCCAACTTCATCAATTCTAGATTGTATTTGTCTAGATATAGATCCAAGTTCAACGTCACCAATTCTTGCCGTACCTGCAATAGTTCTTAAACCATCTGGTGCTAAAAATATAACATCACCACCAATCTCTTGAATACTACCACCATCTCTACATCCAATATTTCTTGTAACTTCTTGTACAGCAAATGTTGCTTTAGATGTTCCTGTTAATTTATATATTCTATCTTGACAAAATATAATTAATTCATTTCTAAATACTTTTAAACCTACAACTGTAGAGTCAACTCTAAATGATCCTGCCCCACTACCTGTTGTAAAATTATCTTCTTCAAATGGTACACTAAATATAACTTCTTCTGGATTAGTTGCACCAGCATAAAACATATGGTTTTGAAATGCTTTTACAAATTTAGGATTACTTGGTGCAGTTCCACCACCTGTTGCATTTACTACATCAACTGCAAAACTAGTATTAATTATTTGTGCAGGTGAATGTCCTGTTGCAATTACTATTTTTTCAGTACCACTAAAATTAAATTTTTCAAAATCATATGCTCTAGTAGATGTGCCTAACCCTGTAGTTAAAGTTGTAAAACTACCAGATGTTGTTCCTCTATGTATATCACCACCTCTAGCAACAATTACTTGTCCATTAAATATTATAGAACAATCTACTGTTAAACTACTATTACTAGATCCTTCTGGTATCTGTGTAGAGTTATATAATGTTGTACCACTGACACGCCTATATCCACCTTTTATATCAGGTTCAAAATTTTGTAGTAGTAGAGCCTCTCCAGGTTGCATAGAAAACACATCTTTATTAAGTGTTAAGCCCCCTGCACAACTCACTACAAATGGTGATATAAGGTCAGTAGTTGGCATTTATTAAGCTGTTATTTTTGTATTTGTTTTAATTTTATTTAATTTTCTATTTTTAAAAAAATCTAATAATTCATCAATACTTTCTGGTCTACGGTCAAGACTCATTTCAAATGTTTTTACAGCATCTTCATATGTGAGATCTTTAGGTATTCCTGTCATTTTTGCTTCCAATTTTTTATCGGCTCTTTCTTCACCATTCATATTGGTGACAACTTTCATACCATTTTTTTCTGCTTCTTTAAATTTTCTTTCTTTTTTAATAGTCATTATTTATTTAAAAACTCCTGTATTTCTTCTGCAGTGGCAGGTTTCTTTTTATCTCCAATAGTTTTAAATAATGGGTCATTTATAATATCTTGTATTCTTATAGATTCACCCATCATATTTGCTAAATTTTGTTTTTTCTCTAAAACTTGTTTTTGTTTTTTAGTTAATTTAGCCATCATTATATCTTCTTGTTTTTTATCTTTAGTTATTCTATAAGATATATTATCAATAGCTTTTTCTTTTTCTTTTTCTTCTCTTATCATTAGTTTACTCTACCCCCTATATTTGTAGCAATACTTTCTGCTATTGCATCACTACGCATATAATCATTTTTAGTAGCGTAGTCTACTTTTAATAATCTAAGTTTTCTTTGAAAATCTCTATCTGCTAGTTGTGCATGTTGTGGATCTGATCTTAGCATATATGTATAATATTTTGCTCTATCAGTTATTAATGTACTAAATCTATCAGGTAAACTCATATTATCACCATGTGCAGATAAATCTGTATGTGTTTGATAATAATTATAATTAACTGTATACTCACTTGTATTTGGTCTTGGACTTACACCAAATGAAGTATAGTTAGGTAATATATAAACTCTTAATGGTGCTGAATAGTTACCTTTATTATTTTCATCATCAGTTGGTTTATATGATTGTAAATAATTATCATATGAAATATATACTAATTTTCTAGTAGCAATATCACTTCTAGATACTCTTACATAATCTACATCTAATTGTACACTTGGTGCTTCTACATAAACAAAAGATGTTTGTGCTGTTGCTGTAAATGTTGTTTGTAATATAGCACCTTCTCTAAAATTAGTTACAGCTTGTGTAGTATTTAAATTTTGTGTTCCACCTGCTGATGTTCCAACTCTAACAATTAATGCAGTGCTAGAACTATTTGGACTTAAAACTCTAACTTGTATTTTATAAGTTTTATTTACTGTAGTACTAATAGCTTGATATGCAGCTGCATCATTTAAATTTAATCTACCATTACCACTTGTAGTATGTGATGGTGATCCATCTCCAGTAGTCCAACTATCTATATTAGATGTAAACTCACCATTAGTTATTAATTCTTTTGGACCCATTGAAAATGAATCCATATCTACTTTTCTTAGATCATTTGGTAAATCATACTCATTATCACCAACAATTAAATCTTGTGTAGTTCGTGCATACAACAAAGGTATCTCACCTGTTTCATTATAAATATCATGAA